CCTATTAATATGTCGATGATCAAGTGGATCTGGTGGAAGAGCTTCGTGTTCTTGAACTAGGATAATGTTCTTCAAGATCTACAGTCATTCGAATGTGGACCTGATCTTGACCAAGTTGGACACCTCGATCTCCATCTGCATGTTGTTCAGCTTCCTGAACGGGAGGTAGGTGAGGACGTAGTCGTCCGGGTAGATGCCGATCATGTCCGGTTTCTTGATGTCCTTCTGGCGGGAGATCTTGGAGTACACGTACGCGATGCACAAGCGGAGCATCCAGTCGTCCATCTCGGGGTACATCCTGTGGAGGTTGGTCAAAATGATCTCCCAGATGACGTCCATCCCGACCTCCCTGTTCTTCTTCCCGATGTCGAACAACCTGTCCAAGGTCTTGTTGTTCCACTCGATCTCCTTCTCCATCGCTTTGATCAAATTGTCCATGATCATCCTGGTGATGTGCACCCTCTCCTTGGGGAGGACGTTGGACAACTCCCTGTCGTTGTCCTCGGTCATCATCATCAGCTTCTGCAACTTCGACACGTCCTCCGGCCCGAGCAAGGAGTCGTTGTACTGGAACTCGCTGGTCACCACCTTCTCGATGGTGTCCAAGGACTCGTCCACGGCCTCGAAGCTGATCATGTTCATCATCGTCTCGAAGACGGTGGAGGACCCGGAGTCCATCATGTCCTGCTTGAAGGACTTCATCTTCGGGTTGACCTTCTCCTTCACCTTCACGTACCTGTGGATCGGGTTCTCGTCGAACATGTTGTTGGTCTTCAAGAACTTCTGGAGCCCCATGAGGTCGAAGTCCCTGTGGATGAACTGGTGGTAGCTGACGACGAAGTTGTCGTCCTCGACGTAGTCCTCCAAGTCGAACAACCTGTTGTTGTGAATGTAGTAGGTGTCCTTCACCACCCTGAACTTCAACTCCTTCCCTTGGCCCTCGTACTTGTCTGACAGGAACTTCATCCTCTCGTTCGTGAACGCCGTGATGAACATGGTCCAGTTCGTGGAGCTGAGGTCGAACTCCGTCCTGAAGTTCAAGGAGATCTCCGTCACCTTCTTCTCGAAGAAGACGCCCTCGGAGGTGAACCACCTCCTCACGTAGTTCGTCGCCCCTTCCGCCCTGATGTCCGCGTTCAGGTACTTGATGATGGAGCTGGTGTTGAGGGTCTTCCCCTTGTCCCTGGAGAAGATCTGGATGTCCAACTTCTTGTCGGCGTGGTTGGTCTTCATCAAGTACAAATCCATCAAGTCCGTGTAGCAGTGGATGATGTTGTCCTTGCCCCCCTGGACCCTCAACGGGAACGACCTGTGGAACACGAAGTCGCTCCTCTGGTCCAAGTAGTTCAGCGCCTTGATGGCCCTGTCCAACGCGAGGTCGCTGACGTGGATGATGGTGTCCTCCTTGTTCTCCTTGGTCATCTTCAAGCACGCCTTGAAGGGGAATTTCTTCGGCTCCCTGCACATCCCGATCCAGGTGACGAACAACTCCTTCGTGTCCGTCAGGGAGCTCCTCGTCAACGGTTTCAAGAGCATCGACGGGTTCGCCCTCTCGGCGTACAAGACCAACAAGTTGTCCTTCGCGTTCCCCATATCTATCTCGGAGATCATGAGGTCGATGGAGTAGTTCACCCTGTGGCTCACGTACTCCTCCATCATCTTCCGGAAGCACAGCATCGGGTACGAGGTGAAGCTGAAGGCCTTCATGACACACTCGATGGGCTTCCTGAGGAACAGATCGTGGTTCACCCCTATCAAGCTGCATATGTCCTTCAGGACGATCATCAACCGGTTGCTGAGGTTCTTGTTCGACCCCAGCATGAACTTCAAGATCTCCTTCAGGTCGGCGGACATCACCAACTCCCTGGTCCTGAACATGAACCTCCTCTTCCTCGTGTGCCTCCTCAAGTTGATCCTGGCGCAAGAGTCATGCAAGCTCTCGGCGTCCTCCACGGCGGACATCATCCTGATCATGGGCGACATGATCATGATGCTGGACTCGACGTTACTCCTGTCCAAGATCATGTTCGTGAACGAGAGGATGCTGTACGTCTCCTCCTTCTCCTTGTTCAAGTTGGGGCGGGTCATCAGCGTGTTCCTCCTGTACTGCAACGCCCTGACCATCGAGTGGACCGCCAGCGAGTCCCCGTGCGAGAACCTCCTCGACACCCCCATGAAGTAGGGGTTCGTGAAGTTCAAATGCTCCGCCCAGGACATCTTGCTGTGGTCCGTGAACATCGCCATCTTCTCCTGCTGCTCGTAGACCTGGGCCGGGGTGATCATGTTGTACTCGTTGAAGTTCGAGATCATCTCCTTCAACTTCTTGTCCACCCTGTACGGCAAGCAGATCCTGATCCTCCCACTCAACATGGAGATGTAGTCCTCCGAGATGGTCTCCTCGATCTCCATCCTGATCCCGGTGAACAAGTTCGTGTAGAACTTCGTGAGCATCTCGGAGTTGTCGGATCTGAACATCAAGATGTCGTTCCCGAAGATGCACTGCCCGATGACGAAGTCCGTGCTGAGGAAGCCCAAGTCGGAGGGCAGCAAGTTCTCCGAGCACCCCAAGATGCTGCAGAGCTTCTGGATAAACTCGTCCGGGATGGCGTAGGCCTTGATCAGCCACACTCTCATGAGGTAGAACATCAGATTCACCGTCGGCAGGTAGGCCCCGTTGAGGAACGCCCTGGAGATGTTGCTCAAGACCATCTTGACCGCCTTCTCCGGCTCAGTTAGGTCCACGGGCTCCATGGACGTGAAGATGTCCTTGATGACGGCCATGGTGGCCCTCTTCCCCGTGGAGAAGTAGCTGTTGAACTCGTTGAAGTTGAACGACAAGGACGTCTTCTTCCAGTTCGTGTGGATGTTGCTGAGCATGTTGGTCACCTCGTAGATGCTGAGGATGTCCACCAAGGACTCGAACATGTCCTTCAAGTTGTGGCCGGAGATCAACATCTGCTTCAACAGGTCGTCGGAGCTGATCATCGTGACCATCTTGATGTCCACGTTCTTCTGCTTCAAGTACATCGTGATCAGCTCGTCCAAGATGTCGTCCTTCGCCACGTGGATCAAGCTGGAGAACCTGTGGAGCATCCCCTGGCCCATCCCCGACATCACCCTGTGGACGAACCTGGTGATCATCGTGTTCTCCCTCAACCACTGCAACTCCTCCTCGGCCTCGATCTCCAGGGAGGACTTGTTGTCCCACTTCTCAACCAAGGAGTCGGGGAGCTGGATCAACTTCGCCGAGAAGGCCTTCAACACCGCCAAACAGTGGTCCTCTATCTCCGAGGGGAGGCCCAACGAGATCAAGAAGTAGGAGAACATCATCATGGTGAACGAGGGCGCCCACCTGCTGGCGTCCGCCACTATCGCAGGCATCAGGCTCATCATCCTCTTCTTCTCCTTGTTGTAGATCAACTCGTTCTTGAAGGAGGAGGACGTGGAGGACTGGATGTTCTCTTTCTTGTTCCCCTTCGTCAACATCTCCTTCGGGTGCATCATGCACAAGCCCTCGCACAAGGACTCGAAGAACCTCACGTGGGACCTGAGCTTGTACGACTGGATCAAGATCTCCCTGGGGCCTCCTATCTGCGACTTCGGGAACATGGAGAAGGCCGCCTCGATCAAGTTCTCCCTGGAGACCAACCCGGCGACAGAGGAGGTCCCGTGCTCCTCGATCAACTTCTTCAAGGTCATGTGCGACATGGCGTTCTTCTTCTTCGAGGAGTAGAGGAGGGTCTTCGTCTCCATCCTGGCCTCCTCGAGGGAGGAGGTCATCATCATCGCCTCGTGGATGTTGTCCGTGAGCTTCGAGATCAAGGTCTTGTTGAAGTTCCCGTTCGCCCTCAACTTGTTCCCCATCTTCTTCCCGGCCAACATCATGAAGTCCTTGCTGAACTTGTGTTTCTCGTCCTTCTCCTTGAAGCAGGAGTCCACCGTCAAGTCGGAATTGGCGGTCTTCCCGTCCCTGATGTCGAGGTAGTGGATCTCCTCCTTGGTCTGCTTGCTCACGATCCCTTTGACCCTGTGGCTCACGAAGCCCGCGTTCTTCTGGAAGAGGTTCCCCAAGTAGATGTCGTTCATCAAGCAGACGAACTCGACCTCCTCGTTCTCGGAGAAGATGGAGGGCGCCTTCATCAAGTCGTAGTCGGTGGTGGTCTTCACCGAGTCCCCTATCGACTTCATCCACTTGGACTTGCTGACCTGGGACAAGTTCAAGGCCCAGTCGATCTGTTTCAGCCTGATGTAGGCCTCCAGCCTGGACCTGATCGGGTCGTTCATGATGTCGGTCAACGCCTTCGACTTGTCCGACAAGTACCCCATCATCGACATCAAGATGTACCTGTTGTACTGGCACGTGGTGCTGGTGCCTCTCTTCATCTCCATCATGATGAAGTTGGGCATCATGATGTACTTCTTCCTGTAGAACGTGTTCAAGTCGAGGATCTTCTCGCCTGTCCCCTCCTCCATGCAGTCCTGGTAGTGGCTCGTGAGGGCGATGGACTTCTCGAACAAGCAGCTCATGGTCTGCAAGTCGCTCTGGGATAAGGATAACCACTTCGTCTCGTAGCAGCTGTAGCAGTTCTCCTTGAACGAGTGGAAGTGGGACGAGTTGTGCTCCTTCCCCATGGTGATCAACTTGTACTTGATCTGGGACTCCGAGGTCAGCCTGGAGCCCTTCATCACCGCCAGCCCGTAGCCCTCCTCGGGGAAGCTCTTGAACACCGTGAACTTCCCGGAGCGGTCCAACCTCCTCCCCTCCATGTAGATCAAGTTCTTCCCGAGCATGCTTATGTTGAAGATGGTCTCGAACAGCTTCATCCCGAACATCGCCTCCATCCTCTTGTCCATGTTCGGGTACATCTTCTTCATCCTGTCCTGGAAGTGGGGGGAGGAGTCCTGGGACATGTTGGTGATGAGCTCCTCTATCAACCTGGAGTCGGCCTCCTCGTCGATCCCCAAGCCGGCCCTGTTCTCCGTCTTCTCCTCCTTCTCGTAGGTGTTCCAGGTGGTGTACCTGATGGTCCCGTCCTCCAAGTACTCGGACTCGCAGCCCAACGAGTCCAGGGCCGCTACGTGGTCGCCAGGGCTCAACATGGACAAGTCCGGGTACTTGAAGAGCTTGGGCATCTTCTTCTTGTCAGTGAACATGGCGGTGTTCCTCTGGATCTGGGCCTTCTCCTTCATGGTGATGGCGATCTCGTTCAAATCGGTGTCTTTGATGATGTGCTGGATCATCAAGGGCTTGTTCCCGTTGTTGAGGTTCCTCTTCATGTCCAAGTACAAACTCTTGAAGTACTCTTCGTCGTCGAAGTTCTTGAAGTCCTCCTTGATCGCTTGGATCATCTTGTCGTCCTTGACCGAGCTGAAATTGATCTTCATGTCGTTCGGGGAGGCCGTGAAGGAGTCCTCCATCTTCGAGGCCTCCTTGTCCTCCAACTTCAAGAAGGTCAAGTAGACGCTCATGAAGTTGGTCAACAGCTTCTCCTGGTCCTTGTACACCTTCTCGCTCTGGTTGGCCGCTATCATATCCACGTAGGTCTGGTAGTTGTTCAGCTTCTTCATCCTGTTGTGGAGGTCTATGATGTCGGACTGCAACGCCTTGAAGCGGTCCCTCTCGTTCCTCAACACGTAAGGGATGATCAACTGGTCCTGCAGCTCGCACGACATGATCAGAGCGTCCGTCTCGAAGGTGATGGACAGGAAGTCTTCCAACCCCTTGGCCATCAGCTCGTACTTCTTCGTCTTCTCGGTGTACTTCTGGGTCACGTCGGAGCTGGTCACGGAGACGTCGATCAAGTAGTATTTGTTGGTCTCCGGGTCCTTGTAGCACAAGTCCGGGGTCAAGAACCTGTCCGGCCCGTTGTAGTTGAACTCGTTCTGGGCGTTGAAATCCGACTTCTTGGCGTCCACCTGCAGCAAGCTGGCCATCTCGTAGAACACTATCTCGTGCCTGGACCTGAGGTAGGTATCGACGTTCTCCTTCCTCAGCGAGTCCTCCCACCTCCAGAACTCGGTCTTCATGCTGGCGATGGTGGACAACGTCTCCATCTCGGAGTTCGGGGCCGTCTTGTCCTCGATGTCGGTCAAGTTCATCAAGTTGTCCAACAAGTCGGACATCACGTTGACCTTCTTGATGGACGACTCCACGTCCTTGAAGAACATGCTGGAGCTGTCGAACTTCCCGGACAGGGGGAAGGAGAAGATCCCCTGGTTCAAGGACATGGACTGGATGCTTTTCAAGACGTCCTTGGAGGGGGGCTCGATCTCCCAGGTCAACCTGTTCCTGCTGCAGTGGACCTCCATCAACCACTTCATGATATCCAACGTCACCGTCTTCAAGATCCTCTTGTCCGTCCTCCAGTCCATCATCAAGTTGCCCGAGAAGTTCGAGAAGTTGGAACACTCGAATAACGTCTTCCTCACGATGGGCATGTTCTTGTTCTTCATCTTGGAGTACTCGGCCTCGGAGTCGACCAACATCTTCGTGTAGGTGACCACCACCCCCGGGATGCTCCGGTGCTGAGGCTTGAACACGTCCCTCACGATGGTGAGGTCCTTCATCTGCGCCTCGTAGAGGAACTTCACCTTCACCTCCTTCGCGAAGATGGAACAGTCCCTCAACAAGTTCTCTATCGCGTTCCCCTTCCCCATCTTGAACTGGTA